GCTTGATGTCGACGGCTACGGGGCGTCCCGAACGCTCCAAATGGCTGACATTACTGGATGGCAAACCAGTAATGGCTTCAGCCGAGGCCTCCTTTTGGGAGTACTCGGCTATAGTCAGACACTTGAGTAGGGCACCGTATTCCCCCAGCGGTGAAACTGGAAGAACACTTCGGATCACACCACCATAGACCAATGGTTGGTGGGTATCCGTGGAAAGCTTCCCGGAGAGATCTGGTCCCAGGAAACTTTGGCGACCTAACACAGGAGACTCGTCTGACACTCGAGGGAGGGGAAGAACTTTCCCTATGAGAGTGTCAAGAAATCGTGCTGACTCCCACATTCCAGCTTTGTAAAGCTGGTTCCGTGTAGAGACAGACGAGACGATCTCCGGAACGTCGGCCAGTGAGGAAGGAAACATACTTCGCAGACGAATGACTGTAACGTCTTCGCCCTCGTAGTAGTCCTTCCCGCAAGACTCTCGGAATTTGCCATTCCAGAAAGACTTGCTCGCATTTACTCGAAGACCAAAATCTTCGAGTGCTGCGATCACTGAGTGCACAAATTCTACGGGGACAATAATGTCATCCCCGTAGACGCGCACCTGGCCAGAAAGGGACTTAATGTCCTTTCTGGTCAACGGGCGATTGAGCTCTCTTTCAATCCCTACGAAGATGATGGTCGCAAAGACCATCGCTTCCATGGGAAAGCAGAGAGCACTACCCATCGACGCGAACTTGGCGAGGCGAATTACACCTCGACCAGGCACATCAGCCTTCCGAGATCTGGTCGCATCCACTGCCTCCAAGAGGTGTGGAAAGTTGCGAAGCAGGTTTCGTACATGCTGATTCGAGACTCTGTCGCTGGCCTCAGAGAGGTCCAGGGTAGCCAAGGTTCCCGTAAGGGAACCATGGCGGGCCAGGCGCTGATTAGGCACCTGACTTGACCATCCGACAAGGTTCCAACAGAGGTCAACCTGTTGGAGTCCCTCTTGGAGTACCGCCAGAACTCCTTGCTGCATATACTGCATGCAAGTGGGTTCAACGGCGATAATCCGAGGAGTCTTGAGCGTTTTAGGCACTGTGATAACCCGTACGGGCCTCTCAGTGCCGGGTAGGCGTACAAGCACGTCGGGGAGATCCAAGTAATGTCTCCAGCTCGATACAAGATATTCCCTAAACGGGAACACTCGTTCGAGCCTCTCGGTCCACTCTGGCTGATTCCACTTAGAGTTTCCTCTAAGTCGATCAGCAGTGGCCCCGGGACCGTGCTTTGGAATGACCTCTCCATTGTAGATCTTTCGATCACAATGTGAGAGAGCATCTGCCCAAAGCAGAGTAGAGATGCGGTTAAAGCGGCCAAGATCTTCAGCCGACAGTAACGCATCCGCCTCACGTACTTCACGCTCACACTCCACGTACCGATCGATTGCGGCCTCAATTCGCTCGTCTGAGCAATCGAGGTTGATCTTAGCCCACATCAGTGTAAACTGACGTATGGCATGGATCGCATCAATCGAAGGTTCGGGGAGCAATCGACCCGACCCACGATCGAACACAAGGTGAAGGAAACCTCCGAGAAATCGGGGGAGACCGCCAGTTCTTGAAAATCCAAGGAACTGGTCGTCACCGACATACCCTTGGTCCAGACTTTTTTGGAAGTCCGAGCCAAAGGTAGACAGGCATATCGTAAGAAACGATATGCCCTCGTGTTCGACACGCCTCTCAACTAGTTTGTAGTCGAGAGTGGTGCTTGTGCGACATCTAGTCCCCAGTTCATTGAGGACTACTTGCAGGAACAGCATCAGGCTTTTCAAAGTCGCTCCTTCAAAGAGGGGCTGGCTTTCCTTAGCCAGGCTGGTCACCGTCCCCCCCAGGTCCGGTTCAAGGGACCTGGGGGTCCTAGGAGAAGTTCCCTAGGTCAGTTCTCGCCACCCAGAAGCTGGGTGACTCGAGCACCAGTAGAAGCAGACAGGTACGCCACAAGGGCGTCCACAATCTCCTTCTGCTGAGCGATCGTGTAGCCAGTGACAGGAGTGTCAGTAACGATGTACGTTGACATCGAGTACTTGACATTCTGCGCACTGACGAACGGATCGGCAGCAATCTTGCTGTGCTCGAGACGCACCGTTCGTCGGTTTCGCTTCCCGAGGGAATGCGACACCGACAGGCGGACGAGGCCATCGTTCGAAGAGAACGAGCCCGCGTTAACGCCGGAGCTAACCCGCGGAAGCGAGTTAGCGACGGATGCGATTGTGACTGACTGTGGATCGGTGAACGACAAGGCACTGTCCTAGCAAGTGGAGGAAGTGCCACACGGTTTGTGTGACACCTTTGTACATCCGGTGGTGGGGATTACCCACTAATCCGGAGTGCTCGCGGCGCCTTAGTCATTCCAAGGGCTGCGAGGATTGCCCACTGCCTGTCAGTGAAACTGCCAGGGTTTAGGGCGAAACCGAAGGGTGTTGCCGGTGTCCGTGACTTAGTCACTGTTGTGAATGTCACAGACACAGACGGCAGGGGACCGTTAATTTCCGATCCCCCACTCGCGGTGATGGTTCTCCTGTGCATTTGTTCGCACATGAGATACCCCCATCGCAACACAAGCTGGTCGTTCTGGAAAGCGACAGCATTGGAGATGTTTACTCCAATATTGGCGTTCCAGTCCGCCAACCAGCTCCATGGCGCGAGATTCCAGAGTACTTCCGGGGTAACCCGGATGCCTAGAAGGCTATTAGCCTTCTTTTCTAGGTCACGTATCTCTGCAAGGAGGCCTTTATGGCCAACCTCGTAGTGGTACGAGTACGCACCCTTAAAGTACACTCGACGTGTAACTTCAAGGGTCTCTTTGAAATCTCCACGACCCCCGTTGGGAAAACAATAACTGTTAACGTAGGAATTGGAAGGCGGGACGACGTAAGTACCAGTCGCCCGCTTCCGGTCCACAGTAACAGTTGTTGTCGACGTTTGGGGGAAGGTGTAGCCTCTCCGGACAACTTTGCCGGAGTCCTTGAGTACCTGATGGATGAGTCTTTTGGACTCAGCCACAGCGTACATCGCCTTGCTAAGGTCACGAACAAGTGGTTTCCATCCGAATTCCACATTCAGGTATTCTGAGCCCGCGTTACGCGCGCTCAGAGCCCGATCACGGAAGACGTTGGTTCCACTCAAAGAGGGAAGACCCTCTCTTCGTAGCTCAGCAAGTGCGACAGCAAGGTTGACTACGGGGTGTGTAGGGATAGTGGCCTGAATCGCCAACGGACCGAAGTAACTCGCTTCTGCGAAGTTACCCGGGGTTGGGTAAGTCTGGCCACTCGGACTGAACGCGAACTGGGGGACTAAAG